GATCAGGGATGCCTTTCACTGTGCCTTCCACTTTTAATGCCATAGCCGTTGATTTACTCCGTTTTCCTCCATTGGGTATGGAATGGATTAAAACCCCTGGATGAGCGCGTCTGAACCATTGGACAAACATCGCTTGTTCCCACGATTCAGTGGGTATTCTCTCTGGTTTTTTTATCATAATTTCTCCTAAAATGGTATTTCATTAAAATATCTCGGGCAAGAATTCACCGTTGCTGCAAATTCTTCGGGTGGTGTGGATTTAAAATGCGTACAGAATGAATCATCCTTGTCGAAATAAGAACAGGTATGACAGCACTTAGGCATCCGTACTGATAGTGAATCCCAATATTTGGTGACAAAATCTGGTTCTTTATACATCGCTCCAACTCCTAGTTAATACCCTGTTAAACCGGCCATCTTTCCTATATTCTATTGATGATGGATGTTGTCCTGATTCTTGCAAGCCTATTGCAATATAATCAAGTGATGAAAAATCACTATCGTTATACGTGCCAGATTTAAAAGAAATTTCTTGAAGTAATTGCCTCGCTTTTGATCCGGCATAACCATCATGGGTAACGCATAGATACTCAGTGACAGGTTCGTCAGATAGCACACCATAATAAGTGACTGCCAGCATTTCCTTGCCGGATGCTTTTGATATATGCTTCCTCCATGTCCAACTGGTGACCTCTATCTCTGTACCTTCTATCCCCATGATATCATCATTTCTCAGGTTTAGTCCGGGTGCTTCTGGCTCTGGGAATCCCTGCAAACAGTTTGGACAAACACGCGCAGATAAATGTACAATCTCTCCGCAATTCTCACATATTTTTACCGGTGCTTCGCCCGTACCTTCACCTTTCTTGTTCGGCGGCCTGATATTAGTTATCGGCCCATGCGTTTCAACCACACCGGCAAAGTCCAGAACTAGGCAATGGTCTGTGTGCGATTTAGGGCGCATTCCCCTGCCTGCCATCTGAACATACAGGCTAGCTGACATTGTTGGCCTGAGCATAGCGATAAGGTCTATATCTGGGTAATCAAAGCCTGTCGTTAAAACATTTGCATTCGTTAACGCTTGTATCTTACCTGTTTTAAAATCCTCAATGATTTGCGCTCTTTCTTTCTGCTTTGTCTCTCCAGTAATACACTCAGCAATAACGCCATTATCAATCAATATATCTCTTATATGTCGGGCATGGTCCACCCCAGAGCAGAAAAACAACCAAGCTTTTCTTGTCTGTGCAAGTCTAATCACTTCCTGCACCACCTCGTTATTAGTCTGGTCATTATCAACTGCCGCATGAAGTTCAGACTCTATAAACTCACCGCCTCTTTTATGAACCTGACTTGTATCGAGCTTGGTACTTGTTGTCTTTGATCTCAGCGTTGATAAAAACCCTTTAAATATCAACTGTTCAATGCTGACAGGATCAATCAAGGCATCAAATAAAGCGGGTTTATCTGTAATCAATCCATGCCCCAGTCTAAAAGGTGTAGCAGTCAGCCCAATAACTCTCAATGATGGATTGATAGCGAGTAAATCATTTAATAACGCCCTGTATCCCCCTTCATTCTTATGGCTGACAAGGTGGCACTCATCAATAATAACCAGATCAATATGCCCTATCTGTTCTGCTTTATTTCTAACAGATTGAATGCCTGCAAAAGTGATAGGCTCTCCGAGCTGCTTCTTTTTGAGACTAGCTGAGTAAATCCCCAAGGGCGCACCTGGCCAGTGCTCCCTCATTTTCTCTGCATTTTGAGATATTAATTCCTTTACATGGGTCAACATTAATACACGGGTTTCAGGCCAGCTATGGAGTGCATCATTACATAGAGCGGCAACTATATGGCTTTTGCCTGATCCCGTAGGTAACACCAAGCAGGGATTCCCTTCATTTCCCGCACCGAACCATTTATATAAATCATCAATAGCGCGCTGTTGATACTCTCTTAATTTCATCCCGCCACCTTTCCCTTAAATGTTTCCCTCAATTCTTCAAATCCATCCTCGGGGTGAGCGCAATAATGTGGGTTCGCTAGTATCTCTGAGGACCTGTATCCTGCCTCGCCATTAATGACATCAGCCCCTTCAATCACATAAATAGCACTGCTATCAGTCCCGTCTTTTCTCTGGTACGGGACAAGATCAGGATGTAGCACATGTGAATCACAGCCGGTATGCTGGTAATCAACAGGAATTTTATCTACTTTATGCAGCTCGCACCGCCAAGTACTATCCTGCATTGGCGTTGAATGAGCGCAGGTTCTACAATTAACATGCTTTGTTGTTTTGGTTTTGTGACAAAACTCATGAGCGGAACAGAACTTGCACTCATACCAGCTAGGGTCTGAACTTAAAGGCTCGGGCATCCTATCCAGACCAACAATTCTATGTCCACGATCTATATATTTCTGTGCAAATTCTTTGTCTAATTTTATCCGTTCAGTATAGATACGATCATCATTCTTGCAGACTGCATAATATAATGCTCTATCTACTTCAGCACCCAACATATATACCTGCATTTGAACATAATGCAGCGGTTTAGATTTCTGTACCCCGTCTTTGAGTACATCGTTAAAAGATTTCAGCGCGTGTGTCTTTGCTTCTAGTATGTGCTTGGTATTCATTGCCCCCGGTACACCGAAAGAAATAACCCCGTCCATACTACCTGAAACGTGGAAACCGAAGTCAACTCTCATCTGGTTAGATGTGGTGTTATCTATATGCACACCCATCGCTCTTAAGTCAGAAACAATCGTTTTTTCTTCGTTATGACCACGCCTGAACAGTCTTAGTATCCTGCCTGGGAACTGCTCCTGTACCGCCCAGCGAAAGCCAAGCCATAAGTATCGCTCGCAATTATGCCCCAGTCCTGAAACACCCATATGGGGTCTAGGTTTTTCTTTTCTTGCTTCGTGTGCTGCGTCAATAGAAGCTTCAACGCTATTATCCATCTCTGGTATTTTCATATCATGCCCCAAAATAATAAAGGTGAGGGGATTTCCCCCCCTCACACAACTTCCTTACTTAGCCATTTGCCCACGGTGGTGCTTCTGCTGTTGCAGCTTTAGGTAATACCGGCATCGAACCTGCAATAGCTTTAAAGCCATTAACATCGTTTGATGGCGCATACTGGTCTGTGCCAGGATTAAGTTTTAATTTAATAGATAAATCGCCTCCGATAAGCTGGTCAGTATCGCTTACTTTAGTTAATCCAATGGCGCGCATGACATTACCTAGTTGCTGCCGGCCTATTTCTTCTGCTTTCGGATTAGGGTTCTTGATATTTAGATTACCAAAAACAGTCCGTCCTTGATGTGATGGGCCGGTGATTTCGTACTTAATAGCGATGTATTCGCCTGTCCCTGCTTTTGTCTGACGTACTTCTGCACCGGAGATATGGGCTGTATACCATCCGACAGGCAGAGGCTCAAAGTTATTCGTTTCAACAGGCAGTTCGTCTAAGTTAATTTCTATTTCTAAGAATGACATTATATTTCCTTGGTTATTTTAAATGAGGGTCTGCCTGGCTTAGATGTCACTGCATCTAAAAGCGGGCCGGTTATCTCTTCTGAGCTATTCATCCATGCTTTCATATCAATAGTGGGCGTCCACTTTAATAAATAAGATAGATGGTCTGACAGCCCATTTTCTGCTGCAAGTTCTTGTACTAATTTTGCATCCACTTTGCGCGTGATTCTACCGGTCACTTTGATAATATATCCAGATGATTCAGTCGTATCAACGCCTTCTAAACTCTCCTTAATTCCGATGAGTGCTACCATCTTATCTTCTACTTCTCTCCTTTTTTTTATCGCTTCCACTTCCTGTTCTTTAGAGCGAACCCATAACCGAGTTAACTCTTCAAATTCATCCATTACTCACCTCCAATTTTTGTAATGATTTCACCAATATCCGGTTGCTCCCATGATTGAAGCTTTCCTGATCTGTCTTTTGCTAACCACAAGCCATCTGAGTCACACATCAAAGCTCTCTGGGCAACACCGTCAGCATCTTTTTCAACTCTTAACGCAACAACTAAGTCAAAGAAGTACGGCAATGCTTGACCCACCTTGTTACCGGCCATGGATGGCGCGTAGAGCATCCTTCCTGACTCATCTTGTGATTTCTCTACCTTGGCTGTCATTAATACATTCTTACCCTTAAGGTCACGGAATGAACGTATCAGAGCTAGCATTTGCACGGCCATCTCGCCATACGCTGCACGACCGTCTTTGGTCAGTGTTTTTTCATGTATTAAAATCACTTCTGATATTTCAGACAGTGAGTCTATAATGACAGAATCATACTTTTTACCTTCTTTGGAAATAAGCCAGGTGTATGCTTCCTTTAAATCATCCATGCTTTTTACTTCTATATAAGGAATGCTTGCATCTTTTATCGATAATAAGCCCCCCTCTGCACTGATAATGACAGGGTTTGGCATAGTAGTGGATAGCGTTGTCTTACCAACACCTGCATGACCGTATACTAATATCTTTACACCGTCAGAATGCGTGTCCGATGTGTTTTTTAAATTTATAGCCATCTTATTCACCTTTGTTATGAGCCTGTTGGAGAATTCCGGTTAGCTCTTAGGAGGTATTATAAACAATAAAAAATTAAAAGCAAACATTTTATTATAAATAAGCTATAATAAACTCCATATTATTTTTAAGTTCGATAACAAGAGGGTCATAAGGTGATGAAACTAGAAGATATACGCACTCAACTAAAAGATAGACGAGTTTCAATGGTAGCAAAGGAGACTGGCTTACACTTCAATACGATCAGGACTTTGCGCGATAATGAAGATGCAAACCCCACTTATAAGGTAATGCAAGCGTTGACAAAATACTTGGGGGAAAATCATGTCTGATATTACTGGAGCCATGAATGGGCCTTTTACTATAGAAGAGAAATTTATAGAAAGCCCAGAAAACCAATTAAGAAATGCCATGCTAGATGCTGGGATTGAACCCCCTAGCGCACTTTATCTGGATGGCAATATCCACCGCTTTAGTACGAACTCAAAGGGACAACCAGGACACGGCGATAAGCCTGGCTGGTATGTTTGCTTCAGTGATTCCATACCTGCGGGGCGGTTCGGTGATTGGCGAGCTGGTATTGAAATGTCATTTCGCGGGGACATTGGCAGAAAATTTACAGTCGCTGAAGAAATGGTGCATGCCCGTAGACTCTCAGAAGCAATGGCGCAGCGTGATCTGGAGCGTGATAAAAAGCACGAACTGACAGAAAAGGTTGTTGAAAAGATTTGGGATAATTGCCTTGAATCCGACCCACAGC